AGGTCTAAATGCTCTCAATACAAGATGTACAGTAATGTATGTCCTCTGTGGGAGTAACGAGATCCTTAAATGGGCTCTCTTTCATTACCATCCTAACTCATTTCATCGAGGTATTTATGACTCTCAAGACTCAGATTATTCGAGACGGCGTTTCAAATGATTCATTCGATTCGCTATCCGATTACCTGTCTTTTGAGATAACATCTATCTCGAAGGATATGCGTAGGGTGGTTGTAAGACTGTTCGTGGATGACCACTTGCATGCTTGCAGTCCAGGGATCGAGGTATCAGTTAATGATATCGACCGATTCGTGAACAGCTGGCAGGCTTTGTGGTCGTGCCGCGTTTAGTCTTATTTGTGGTGCCTGTTACATAAAGGTATCACATTTTAACGGGCTTAGCCCGTCTTTTGTGAGGTGTTAACCATATGAGCGTGACCAAAACTGCCGATATATACCATGATCTCGGAAGAAGCAGCATAGTTAAAACTGGGTCAGGGGAGCCTTCTCCCGGTCCTCCTGTGTTTACTAGTTCGATAGTGAAAACTACCAAGACTAAGACACATGATGGTCCGGTGAGGGATTTTCGCCGACGCATTAGTAGCTGTTTGCCCGCTTCAACCAACTTCGTTGGTTCTGAGGTTAATCATATTTTCGACAAAGGTCATTGCAAATCGGTAACTCGAAATAAGGGTTTAAATACTTATTTGTGGTTAGAACACTATGGTGAGCTGACCCAAATCAGCACGCCCCCGATCATTTCAGTATCGGGCACGAAAGCTGACGACCTGTCTAAGATGAAGTTTGTTCAAGCTATCCGGTCGGCTCAAACCACCTGTCAAGGTGGTGTAATCCTAGGAGAGATTGGGGAAACACTTCATATGCTTAGAAATCCAGCTAAGGCACTCCGCCGAGGGTTTGACAACTACTTTACCGCTCTCAAGAAGAGGCGGCGTGGGAATCAAGCTACTCGAAAGAAGATCTTAGCAGAAACCTGGCTAGAACATTCGTTTGGTTGGCAACCCTTCTTACACGACATCAAAGATTCGGTAGCTGCTCTTGAACGTATCGCGTACACCGCCCGGTCCCCAACTATCTATGTTAGGGGATTCGGTGGTGACAAGATCGATCGAGGCACTACTTTTCTGAGAAACGTCGCTCCGACGGGCAATAGCAACCTTTCGTATGATGTACAGATTCACGAATATACCGATGCAATTGTTATACGCCGAG